TTATAACTGAAGTCATTAGAAAAAGAATGCCTCGCTCAAGAGAAATCGATGCAGCAAGATATGAATCAATTAGAGGGTTCATGGAAGTTCTATTAGTTTATAATGAAGAAATTGATGATACCTTAGGGTTTGATAGAGCATTTTCTGAAGCTACAATAGCATTTAAAATGGCTTTTAATACACTTCTAGATTATGGTATTATAGTAGAAGTAGAATAATAAATAAATAAAATTAAATTAAATTAAACAAAATGAGTGAACAAGTAGAAAGAACAAAAGTGGATGAAATTATCTCAAAATTAGACAATAAAGATTTTGGTTTATATTTCTTTACATTAGACACAATGGGTAACCCAACAGCTGGGATTGCCAACATTTACGAACATGTTAAGGTATTGAATGAGTTAGGTTATACAGCACATATTCTACATGAAAAAAATGATTACAGATTATATGGTAATGCTGATGGTATGGGTATTGCTGACTGGTTAGGTGAAGAATACGCAAAACTACCACACATGTCGATTGAATCACAACAGTTAAATGTAGGTCCACAAGACTTTATAATTATACCAGAGGTGTTCTCAAATGTGATGGACCAAGTTAAACAATTCCCTTGTAAGAAGATTGTTATGTCCCAAAGTTATGATTACATCACTGAATTACTACCTATCGGTAGAAGATGGACTGATTATGGTTTTGACACTGTTATTACAACTTCGGATAAACAAGCTGGGTATTTAAGAACATTATTCCCATCAATTAACACACATGTGGTTCCAGTAAGTATTGCTGATTATTTTACTGATTCCGAAAAACCTAAGATTCCAGTAGTTAGTATTGTTGCTAGAGAACAAGGTGATGCAGCTAAAATCGCTAAGATGTTCTACTTACAGAACCCATTATATAAATGGATTACATTTAAAGAATTAAGAGGGATTCCTAAAACAAAGTTTGCTGAAGAATTAGGTAAATCTTGTTTAGCTGTATGGTTAGATGATAGAGCTGGTTTCGGAACATTCCCATTAGAAGCTATGCAATGTAATACACCAGTTATTGGTAAGATGCCTAATATGATTCCAGAATGGATGGAAGAAACTGACGCTGAAGGTAATAGTAGAATTAAAAATAATGGTATTTGGACAAACACTCATTTAAATATTCCAGAATTAATTGGAACTTATATGAAAGTTTGGTTAGAAGATAACTTACCACAAGACTTATTAGATGGTATGGAAGAAACTAAGAATGTATACGACACCCAAAGACAGAGAGAATCTATTGAAGCTGTGTATGATACATTAGTTAAAAATAGAATTACAGAATTTAATAACGTTTTAGAGCAAATCACAGAAACTGCTCAATAATAAATAAAGTAAAAATGGCAAATAAAAAAACAAACATCACAGTAGTTTTACCAGTACACGAATTAACTGGTGAAGATAATATTAAATTATTTAATACCGCATTAACTAGCGTGGATAATCAAGAAGTTAAACCAGATGAAGTCTTGGTTGTTGTACCAGAAGGTTCTGAAGTATCTAAAACATTAACAGACATGGACTTAACAACTTATAGTGTTAAAGTAACTGTTATTGAAAACCCAGGTAAAACTGATTTCGCAACTCAAGTTAATTATGGTGTATCACAATGTAATACTGAGTGGTTTAGTATTTTAGAATTTGATGATGAATATTCAACCAAATGGTTTAAAAATGTTGTAACATATAGAGAAGCACATAGTGACATTGATACGTTTATGCCTATCATTATTGATATTAACGAACCAGATGGTAGTTTCATGGGGTTAACCAATGAGGCTGTATGGGCTAATAGTTTCTCAGACGAGTTAGGAGTATTAGATAATAACGCATTATTATCATTCCAAAATTTTAATATCGATGGTGTTACAATGAAGAAAAGTTCATTTGAGGATGCTGGTGGTTTTAAATCAAATATTAAGTTAACATTTATTTATGAATTCTTATTAAGATTAACATTTAAAGACCACAAAGTAATGGTAATACCTAAATATGGTTACAAACACTTAAACCAAAGACCTGGCTCATTGTTTAATAATTACAAAACCGAGATTAACCCAGTTGAAGCTAACTGGTGGTTAGCACAGGCAAAGAAAGAGTATTATTTTGACAATGAAAGAGAAATAACATACGAAGAGGTAAACTAATCTAGATGAGTAATAAAAGAGGACGTAAACGAACAACAAACCTGTACTTTGGTCCCGAACAAGAAAAAGCTGTCTTAAATTATTTAGATTCTGAGGATGATTTAGAAAGGAATGCAATCTATAACCAGTGGCTCAGAGAGCCGCTGGATAAGATGATTGAATCGATAATTAGGAAATACAAGTTATACAGGAAGAGTGAAACGTTTGAACAATTACATAGCGACACCCTTTCATTCCTAATGACAAAAGCTCACAAATTTGAAAATTCTAAAGGTACTAAGGCTTATTCTTATTACGGAACGATTTGCAAAAACTACATACTAGGTTTACTTATTAGTGATGATAAGAAAACTAAACAAGTTTATTCATATGAAGATATGGCTACATCTCTAGAAGAGAAAAAAGACTTTCAATATGAAATAGATGACCGTGAATTCACGATGGATAAGTTTATAAAAAAACTAATCGATGGTATGAAAAACGAATTGAAAGGTGATGACAGTATTGTGGGTAAGAAAAAACTAACTGAAAACGAAGAAAAGGTTGGGTTGGCTCTAATAGATATATTAAAAGACTGGGAAGTAACTCTAGACTCTATGGCTGGTGGAACCAAGTTCAATAAGAACTCCGTTCTAGAAAGTATGAGAAACTATACGGGTTTAAACACTAAAGATATTAGGGTAGCAATGAAAAGATTCAAAGAAATGTACGCTATTGTCAAGATAGATGGTATTGAAAATGGTATAACTGAATAAAAAAAATATCTATTATGATATTTATAAATAAAAGTAAATAAAATGCCAAGGAAAAAAAAACAAGACATAAAAACCAATAATGTTGATAGTTTAGAAGGGTTATTACAAGAAACATACAGCGATGCTTGTGGTAATATAAATGATGCTCAGAAAACTATCAATGAAATGGAAAATTCTGCCGAACCAGAAGATGTTGATGATTTAACTAAATTAGCTAAAGAAAAAACAAACGCTCTAAAAGTTAAGGATTCAGCTATAAAAATTAAACTAGAAATAGCTAAATTACAAAATGATATCATTAAACACAGAGGTGATACTGAGGCCGCTATGAAAGATAGAAGTGGTGGTAAGGTAGATATTAACGACTTTAGACAGATAAGAAAGTTTATTGAAGACTCTTCTAATGAAGAAGAAAAAGATGATTAGATATGAGTATTATTGATGGCAAAAGAGAAATTTTCGCAAACATATCAGCGCTAAACGCATTATTACCTAATAAAAAGAAAAACGATTCTTTAGATTCGGTTAATAATAATAAAAATATAATGAAGTTTTTAGCTGACATGTTAGTAGTTTTAGGTGAATTACAAGCACTTAAGACTATCGTTGTGGATGTCATCACATTTCAAATACCAAGACTAGAACAAGAAATAAAAGAAGGTTTAAAAACAACCCTAAAAGAGAGTTGTGGTTGTGATATAAACCCATCAATACCTGATGATTTCAAATCAACAGGTTCTGGTATTAAAATAGATGTTAAAGGGTTAGATTTTTTCGATATTATGAAAGTAGACCCAAACACTATCGATGGTGGGTTATTATATACAGATGTTAATGCGGGTGTTAATAGTAAAGATTTCAATACGTACCTTAATTTCACAATACAAGATGAAAATACTGAACAGGTATTCCAAAGTATTTTAAATAGTAAATTCGAACAAACAACAACTAATGGTAATAACGTATTAACCTTTAAAGCTGATTCTACTTATGATTCTGGTAAATCAATGGTTGATTTTAACAATGATTATATTGACAATATAAGTCTTTTTGGTAGTCCAGGTTCACTGGATTCAAAATCAATGGTTAACGCTATACTAGAAGAGATATTTAGTACAGTTAGTTCATCTAGGGTTATAAACAAAACTAAAGAACAAATTAAAAAAGAAGTAGAACTTAAAGAAACCCTACAAAAGTTAATTGATTCCGATAGTGAAGTTGTTCAAGAAAGTGTCTATACATTTTCTAATGATGAATTAGCTAAAATAGATAAATTAACTACAAATAAGAAAAAAGGTATTTTAGAAGTAGAATGTTGTGGTAATATAAATCTAGATATACCCAAAGGAGATATAGTAGAAATCAATAATGAGTTTGATTTATTAAATATTGACGATAAGGAAGGTGAGTTAGTTGTTGTTGAGAAGTCTTTAAATAACTTAGCTAATATACAAGCTGGGCAAGTCCCAAGTGAAGATTCAGAAAGTGTTAAATACAATTTTTTTAAAGAGATTATTGATAAACTAATATTAATGTTTATGACGCAATTAATATCTCCAAAGTTTGTTACAATATTGATGATTAATTTTACTATAGCTAATGGTGGTAACGTACCAAAATATAACAACGCGATTGACTTAATTAAATCAAATGAAAAAGTTTTTAAAGCAATTAGAAAAAAACTTATTGAGTCTATTATAGCAATAGTATTAATTTATGTTTTAAGGTTATATTGGAAAAAAGTTTTAAAAGAAAAAATCGATGATAAAATAGAAAGAGTAACTAATCGCGTAAAGGTTATGGCTAGTTTAATACCAAGGAATAAGTATACGGATTTACTAAGTAAAATAATAAAAATTTTATAATATGAGTGTGTTAAAGAAAATATTCAGTAATATTAATTTAAGTGATATTTCATCAGTCATTAATATATTAAAAATATTTGGAAGCCCTACGTTTGGTATTGAACCACAAATACCCATACCACCACCACTACTATTAGTTGGTGCTAATTTAAGACCAGGTATGAGCGCTAGAAACTTAAGTAAAAATTTAATTTCTAGGTTAGAACAGAGAGGTATACCTATGGGTGTTGATGTTTTTGGTGGTGAAGATAATTTATTTGCTATAGCAATAACTGAAATTGCTGAAGAAATGCTTGACGAAATAAGATTAAACGGTAAGGTTGATATTGTAATCCCTCCAGGTACAATACAAGTGACTGCTGTAGGTGCTAATGCTGGTGGTCCAATATTAGTACAAGGTGCTAACACAATTATAAGTTCTGGTAACGGTATTATTACATAAAAAAAAAAATAGTGTTATGAGTATATATGATGATATGGGTAATAATGAAATACTAATGAGTATTAAAAAAATGGAAATCGAACATTTTAACTTAAAAGAAAAAATGCTTCGTGATTGGGATAAATTAATAGAACTTGAAGAGCAAGCTAAAATAGCTGCTAAGATTATGTCTAAAAGATTAAAAACTAAGTAATGGGTATACTTGATGGTAAATATGGTTCTTTAAGGAATAGTAGTTTTGATAAAACAACCGCACTAGGTTCTTTTGTTGAAGGTATTGTGGTAATTGTTGGTAAAGTAGATGTCAGAAAAAATGATAATAAAAAAAGAAAAAAAGACGAAAGATTTAACGCAGATAGACACGCAATAAAAATTAAAATACCTGGTAAAGAATATGATGATGGTACACCAGATATTGATTTACCTAACGCCTTTCCATTGTTACCAAAAAATTTAAACTTCATACCAAAGGATAACGAGAAAGTTTTAGTTATAATACCAGATGATAACAGAAAAGGTGGTGACAGATATTATGTTGGTCCATTTATATCTAATGAAACTAAATTTAATGGTGATTTCGCAGATACCACAGCAACAGCAAATAGAATTGATGGTATAACATCACCTGGTCAAGATATAGATAGAATTACAACAGCAAAAGGTATTTACGAAGACCCTAAACACATTGTAATTGATGGTAGAAATAACACCGATGTAATACAAAGAGATGGTGAAATACTCATAAGGGCTGGTAAATTTATTCTAAATGATACTAAAACATTTAATAGTCAAAATCCAGGGTACTTTCAAATAAAATATAACCAAACGTTTGATGAAAAACAATTAAATAATTTTGGTATTGGTGATAGTGATGATGGTAAAACTAAAAATGTCACAGTAACCAATATTGTATCTGATAAAATAAACTTATTAACACACAATAGGGATAATACATATAATTTAACATCTGTAGACCCAGAATCTACTGGTGCTGCACAATACATCTCAGACGATGAAATGAGTAAAATATTAAACGAAGCTCACCCATTAGTTTTTGGTGATACCTTAATAGAATATCTATTATTACTTAAAAATGCTTTGATTAACCATGTGCATCAAATAAATAAACCACCGTCTCAAAACAAAGGCTCAGAAAAAGGTACAATGCACAATTTTATTAAACAAGCGGATACTCTAGAAAAAGCTATGTTATCTAAAAATATACGAATTAATTAATATTTTCAGATATTTATTAATAAAGTATAAGATGGTAATAAGAACATTTTTTGATAAAAACAATACACTAGTTTATAATAGTAATGTAAACACAGGTTTAAACCCAGTTACTGAATTATTTTATGGTGGGGATTTAACCTCACAATCATATAGTAGATTTATATTCTATTTTGATGAATATAGACTTAAAAACTTATATACTGGTGGCACATACACAGATTTATCAAAACTAAAACATACGCTTAGAATGACCAACACAGGTGCATTCGATTTAGAATTATTAGGTAGAGAAACTTGTGATGGTAAAGAAAGAACATGTTCTTTTGATTTAATATTATTCCCAGTAGATGAAGAATGGGATGAAGGTTGCGGATATGATTACGCTAGTTGTGCATTCATAGGTGGTCAAACATCTGAGTCATTCTCACCATCAAATTGGTTAGACGCAAGAACAAACACACCTTGGCCAGGTGGTAACGGAGTTTACTCTGGAGCATCAACAGTATTAGCAACACAACATTTCGATAAAGGTAATGAAAATATAGAAATAGATGTAACCGATATTGTTAACGGTTATCTAACTGGTAATACTAACAATGGATTAGGTATAGCATTTACAAGAGTATTAGAAGAAACACCAACAACAGACTATCAATATGTTGGGTTCTTCACAAGACACACACAAACATTCTATGAACCATATGTAGAGAGTATTTATGATTCACATATAAAAGATGATAGAACAGATTTCTACTTAGATAAAAATAATGAATTATATTTATATGTTAATTTGGCTGGAAACCCAACAAATCTAGACACTATACCAAGTGTTAACATATACAACGGTGATGGCGATTTATTTTCAGCTTACACACCTACAGATGTTACACACGTAACCAAGGGTGTTTATTCAATAGATATAAATGTACCAACAACTGTTGAGAATGTTGATTGTATACAATTCACTGATGTTTGGTCTGGTATATCTATTAACGGTATAGCAAGACCTAACGTAGAATTAGATTTTACACTTAAAGATAGTACTGGTTATTTTAATATTGGTGATGCTGATATGTTACCAAAAAGAATAGGACTTAATGTTACTGGTATTAAAAGAGACGAGAGGATTCATAGAGGTGATATAAGAAAGGTTCTTGTGTCAACCAGAATTCCATATACTGTAGAACAAAAAGAGACTGTAGACAGCCTTAAATACCGTTTATACGTTAAAGAAGGTAAGAACCAATACACTGTAATTGACTTCCAAGACGTTGAGATGACAAATAATAATAATTACTTCTTATTAGACACTGCAAGCCTTGTACCTAACACTTATTATTTAGATGTTAAGGTAGAATCTAATTTAGAAGTGAACACAATATCTGAAGCACTTAGTTTTGACATTGTAAGTCAATCAGATTTAAGAATTAGTCAATAATGAAAGGTTTAATTAAAAATAGGGTTAAGTAAGTCTAGTAATGATGAAGACCAGTTTAACACTATAACCCATAAAATAGCAACTAGGCTTTGTAAATAACAAGTAAATTAAAATAAATTATTATGTGTAATTGTGAAAAATGTAATTGTAATGGAAAATGCGGTGAAAACTGCAAGTGTGATTGTTGTAAAAAATAAAATAACAATCAGTAATTATTAACTATTTTGGGGTATGCTTTTGCATATCCCATTTTTTTTATCTATATTTGTGTTATGATTGAAAATAAATTAACATACGTAGACACCGTACATACTGCACACGATGTAACAGATTATTATATTTGTATGAACAAAAGAATTGTAATGGAGAAAGTACAGAGAGAGTATGGTACTGTAGGTTACTACACCAACACATTTGTAGAATTCTTCAGCAACCCCAATAATCCAAAAAGTATTGTGGATAAGATAAGTGAAATACAAACAAATAGAAACGAATAGAGACAAAAAAAGGCCTCTCTAATGAGAAGCCTTTTAAGTTTATATAAGATTAATTATTTATTATCTTAATTCAGCTACGTTAAATGTAGGTACACCATCAACTCTTACGTGTCCGTAGAATCTATTGTTTACAACTTTTTTAGCGTATCTTGTCATAATCCCCTTCACTGGAGCGAAGTTGAAAGGATTGTACATTGTAGGCGTAAGTTGCATTGGCACGTATGGTGCGTAGATGTAACCAGTGTCTAACAATGATTTACCTTTATGTCCAATAATCATTGAGAAAGAAGGAGCATATGGGTCTCTATATACTTGGTATCTACCAGATAAAGAACCTACTCTTTCAATACCCATGTTATATTGGTCTTGCTCTGGGTTAGCATCACTTACGTGGAAGTACTCTAAATCATCAAAGATTGCAGATAATTCAGAAGATACTACGATAAAGTTAGCACCACCTCTTAAAGTAGACTTATGGATTTGAGCTGAAATTTGGTTAACTTTAGTAATTAAAGTTTGATTCCAGTCTTTTTGTGTATATGGTGATGCAGCAGAAGAAGCTTTTCTCCATCCGTTGTAATCCCATCTTAGTTGCCAAGCAGCAGCTTTTCTGATATCTCTTAAGATTTCTCTGTCGATTTCAGCAGCAACTTGCTCAGAAAGCATTGCAGTCAATTCAGCTTCAGCATCAATGTTGTGGAATGCACTAACATCTTGTGCTAATTCTGGAGACCATGTAGCTCTTAATTTTCTTTCTTCTACAGATACAACAACCTCGTCTAATTTGAAAGAAACTTCACCTAATTCAGTTTCTAATTCTAGAGAAGCATAAGTAGCCCAAGAAATATCGAAATCACCAGCAACAATCGCAGATAATGCACTAGTAGAACCAGATGCAGCACCAACGTATCCATCATAAGTAGATGTAGTAACAGCTGGGTGAGTTAAATCTAACTCTAAGTATAATACACCATTAACGTCACAGATATCATCATAAGAAACGATACCTTTACCGTATTTCTGAGTTACCAATCTGAATGGAATTTCAGCACCATCAGCGATAATAGTTGCACCATCTTGGTCAATTAAATCTTCACCAGCACCGTTAACAACTTTTAAAGACGCTAAGAAAGCTTCAGTATCCATTTCGTTACCATCTGGTCCATCTAATCTACCTTTATTAGTACTAGAGAATCCAGAAACTTGAATGATAGCAGCTCTTAAAGAAGCATCAGTTGCAGTTGGTAAAGCACCTAAATTAGCAGCAGCAGAAAAAGTACCTTCAGAAGTTAAAGTTACTAAATTACCATTACCTACAGAAAGAGATGCAGTTCCTTTTGAGTTATCAAATAACCCGTCATTATAATATAAATCGTAAAGATTTTTTGCTTTATATGGTGTTACAGCGCAATCTCCGAAACCAGTACATTCTGGTAAACCTTTCTCCATTGCAGTATGTGCAGAGAAAGTAGCACCATCTTGATAGAAGTCACCAGCTGCTCCAGAACCATCAACTCTACTAGAAGTTTGTGGTACGAAGTAGAATAACTTACCAATTGGCATGTTCATAGCTTGTACTGATACGATATCGTTAGCTAATAATTTAGAGAATACTCTTCTAACGATTGGGAATACTACAGTCTCAAAAGACCCGCTATTTGCAGCGTCAGTAGCTTCCGTTAATAAAGAAGACGCTTGGTTCTCAAATAATTGAGCAACGTTTTCTTTTACATGACCTTTAAGACCATCTAAGAATCCTAAAGAATCCCATTTTGCTTGAGTTTGTTTACGGATTTCCTTCATGTGGTCTAACCCGATATTTCCAACAACCCCAGAATTTAATAAATGTGACATAATTTTAAATTATTTTGTTTTTGTTTTATTTACTATTATTTATTATCAACTCGTTTCATCAAGTCCATAATTCTAGAAGTTTCCTTATCAACATAAGCTGTAGACTCATTTAATTGAGTAGACTTACTTGATGTAACTTCTTTTAAAATCTTATTATCAATTGATTCGTTAATTGGTTTTCTATTTTTCAACTCACTGTCAATTGACTTATATAACTTTTTAGACTCCTTAAGTGTAGAAACCTCATTATCAAATCTTTTAAAGATTGAATCTTTTTCTACTTTAGTAGTCGAATGCTCCATAAATAACTTAGTTACATAAGTTAAATTGGAATTGAAAACAACTGTTTCAGCTAACATAGTTCTAAACTGTTTAAGAGCGCCTTTGTATTCTTCATTTCTACCCTTAAGCTCTTTAGCTTCTGTTAACAATGCGTTATATTTTTTGATTACTTTAGATTCAGTTTCATTAACTTTTCTAGGTCTAGGTTGTCCTATATTAGCTTTTTGTCCTTCAGTCCTTTTTTCTTGTGCAAGACCTACTGGAATTTGCTCGTCAAGTTCTTCCATACCTTCTTCAGTAACTTCTTCTTCTTCACACATTTCTTTTTCTTCCATGTGTTCACCTTCTTCCATTACTTCTTCTTCTTCTTCTTCTTCATCTAAAGCGATTTCATAAACAACTTTTTCGTTAACGTCTTCACCTTCTTCCATGTTTTCAGATTCTTCATAATAACCCTCTTCCATTTCAATGTCAAGTTCTTCACCAGCTTCTTCACTAGGTTCGTTTGTTTTAATAACATACTCACCAGGTTCTTCAACAGATAAATGTACTTCACCAGCTTCGTCATCAACTACAACTTCGATTTCATCATCTCCAGTTAATTTTTTATAAACTGCGATAACGTCTTCGTCAGATGCTGCTGTCATGTCCATCTCAACTTCGTCATCCGATGCTACAGCATCCATTCCAGATTCGTAATCACCCTCAAGGGCATCACCTTCTTCTGAGTTTTCGATGTCACCAACTTCGAGTTCAACTTCTTCATCATCCATCTCTAACTCTTCAGATTCTTCACCAGCTTCTTCACCAGTTTCGATTCCTTCAACGTCATCCATTTCGATTTCTTCAGTATCCTCAACATCTTCTTCTAAATAATCTTCTTCTAAAGATTCTTTCACTACACTATCAATTTCTTCTTTCGTAATAGAACGAAGTATTTCTTTTGTGTTGGCATTCAGAGCCTCTTGAATTCTTTTAGCATCCAATAAAGCTTCATCTAAAATTGATTTCTCATTTGCCATTTTTTTTCATTTTTTTTTTAAAAATAATTATTGAAACAAGGATATAATCCTCACTTGTTTATAAATATGTGGGTTTTATTCAAAAAACCGTTTTTCTATTAAAAAACTTTAATCTAATAAAAATTTATTGATATTATCAATTAGTAAATCTGACTTTTCTTTTACAGATTCTGTAAACGGTTTCGCTTCTTCTTTATCTTTAAACATCCATGACCCAGGTGTACTTGGCGATGTTACAACATCCCAACAGATTATCTCAAAGTCATCTTGAACTATTTGGTCACCATTGATTTGTTTAAGAGAACCAACACCTCTAGAAGACACACCAATCATAATATTATTTCTAATTAAGTTAGCAACTTCATCACCCTTAGTGGATACAATACCATAATTAACATAACCTGGGGTCATAAGAATTTCCATCTTACCCATCAGCGTTTTACCTTCCCACCAAGTTTCTATAATATTATGTGATATTCTATCACCAGCAATGATTGACGATTCTGGGTGGTCCAGCTCACCAATAGCTCTCCTCTCCTTAATTAGTTCTTGGTATCTATCAACCTCCCTTTCTAAAATTTCTTTCGGGTATATTCTACCGTTTCTATTTTTAACACCCCACTTTTGTAGTACTACATATAATACTAGTGGTTCAGCCATGATTGGTTGTCCTTTATCTAATTTTTTAATTTCACTAACAAATACTTTATTTCTAGAATCATCTGGAGAAATATATCCAGCATCTTGTTCTATTAGATACCCAAATCCGCTTTGCCCAGGTTTTATAATTTTTATATCAGACATATCTTTCTTTTTATATAAATATGTCTATTAAAATAAAAAACCCCGATTTATTAAATCGAGGTTCTTTGTTTATTTTTTTCTCTTATGAAATTTAAAATAAATATTATCATCAAACACATTATTTATTATATGCTGGATAAGTTTATCAAAACTATCTTGCATTTCTTTTTCTTGTAATTTAAATGTATTTCTTTGTGATAAAGTTATCTCGCAATTCATATAACTCCTTTTACCGTATCCTATACCAGAAGTTCTCATATCAAAATCAACTATAGTTCTATTATTCATAAATAATTTATTATCTAATTTATTATGAATTTCAACCTTGATTGATTTTGTTAGATACCTTACCACATCATTGTAATTAAGGGTTTCATCATCCAATATAGGGTCTCCCCAAGCAGATATATTTAGATAAAGTGTTTTTGGGTTCCTATTATCTACGGTACCAGACAATACTTTATAGTTGTCATAATCTTTAATCGTTAACTGTTTTCCTGTTTTTGTAATCATAATTCTTAAATATTTTTATTAAGAATACTGATTTAATTTTAAAAAGTCAAACATTTATTTTATCTTGTATAATGCGATGAATATACCAAAACCTATCTGAACCACAGCCCAAATAGTTGTCGCCATCGTTTTAAAGGTAACTAAAGAGTCAACACTCTTTTTCATTTCTTTAAGTGTGTTTGGGCTAGCTACATCATCCATATATCTTTTCCATTTTTCAATGTCAGATACGTCTTTTTCAATATTATCTAACCTACCTAATTTAAGGTTAATTTCAGACAATATCACTTGAATTTTTTCATCGTTTTCATTAAGTCTTTCTAATTCAGCTAAAACTAATTTAGAATACTCATTCCAACCATTTTGATTAACACCATTACTATTAGTTTTCATATAAATAAATTTATTTAAATATCAGTCAGGTCAACGTGTGTACCAACAATTCTTACAGGCTCGTTATTATTATCCCATTCAACTACTTTACCCCTACACAAAATTTTAACTGTTCGTCCGTCTTTGTGTTTATACCTAGCAATCATTTTAAATGGTATAGTTCCATTACTATCAACATGAGCTTTAACCTTTTCTTCCATAAGTTTTAAATCATCATCAAACATTAACTTCTCCCAAGTCTCTTTTGCATTCTTTAATTCTTCTGGTTTATAACCCAATTGTTTTTTGTAGTTAGAATTTAAAAATACTTCATTAGTTTTTAAGTTCCAATCCCAATAACCATCAGAAGTAATCCCCATTAATAATTCTAATAATTCTTTTCTTTCAAAAGCATCATTATCTCTAATGGTTAACTCCTCAACAAGTAGTTTTAACTTATTTATATTTTCTTTAGAATGTTTCATTTTATTCTAAATCACTTTTAAGACTTAAAATTTTAACGATATCTTTATCGAAAGATTCTTTAACATATATTCTACCTAATAAGTTTTCTTTTGCAGATAAAAGACTTTCCTTTATAGCAACATCTTCACCTCTAAATTCATTATTAAGTTTTTCATTAATTAAATCTAAACAATCTTTAACTGAAGTTTCAAATAATTTTGCTTTATCTTCTTCAGTACCTTCAAAAACTAACTTAATTAGTTTTTTACTAGACTCATCTAAAGAATTATATTTAGCGTTAAACTTATCAACAACAATTGAAGTTAATATACTGTTTGGAATTCCAGCGGATTCAAAAACTTCTTTAGGTGTGTTGGATTTGGCATATTCAACCGCTTCATTTAATGAATCAACATATTTGTTAATGTCATCAGAAAAAATTAAGTTAGTGATTGATTCATGAATGGATTGTTTATCGTACTTACTATCAACTTTAACATCACCAGCCAACTCCATTAATTTATTGTTAGTATTTATGATATCCTCTTTTGTATATGATTTAAGAGTATCAACATTCATCTTAATTTTCTCACTAGCCTTGAATTTATTTTCTTCTATTAAGTTCTCAATAGACGTGTAAACGCTAAACTGAGTCTTAAGTATTTCACTTTCTTTTAAAGAAGTTACATATTTGTTAAATAGCTTTTTCTTATCCACATCTTTACTAGCTATAGCTTCAGCTAATATAGTATTAAAAATATTTTTAATTTTACCAAAATTTTTCATAATTAAACCTTTAATTATAAATATACGGTTTTACACAAAAACTTTATTCATCTAGCATTTTATCAATATCACTAATCATACCATTGATAGCTTCATTAATCTTAACGTTTTTATCAACAACCTTAACCCTCTCATTTAATATTGTTTTTCCTTTGGGTTTAATAGTTTTTAATAAATCATTAAAGTTGTTTGGTCTTGTATTTTTACGTTTATTTATTTTTTTATTCTCAACAATAAGTTTATCTCTCTCAACTCTAACACCTTCTCCAAATCCAGCTTCTTCACCACCAGTATCTTCACCACCAGTATCTTCACCACCAGTATCTTCACCACCAGTATCTTCACCACCAGTATCCTCACCACCAGTATCTTCACCTTCATCATCACCGAAGTCTAAACCACCTTCATCATCACCAGCATCACCGAAGTCTAGACCACCGCCTCCTCCGAAGCCACCGCCTCCTCCGAAGCCACCGCCACCACCAGACGGACCACCTTCATCACCAGAATCATCTTTATTATCAGAATCAGAACCACTTAACGCAGCTTCCATATCACCATAAATCTTATCAACTTCATCGAATGTTCCAGTATGTTTAATAACATTTGCTGTGTTTTCCAATTCAGCAGCCGCAGCTTTCTCCATTCTTTGTAATAATAAATCATTCTTGATTTCATCATCAGACCAACCAAGAATCTCTCTACTAGCCCTTGTCATACTCATTGGTGCGAATCCATTACCAGCATCAGAAACAGCATCTTTATATAACGTAACCTTACCTTGTAATTGTTCAACCTTAAGCATTTCAGCTTGTGTTGATGGATTATTTAAAGTAAGTGTAAAATTATCCAACTCGTCCTCTAAACCTAACAAGAATAAATGTAAGATAGCTATCTTATTTAATTCCATAATCATAGCTTGTTGAATTCTGTTTACAGTTCTACTGAATCTTACATCTTGTAAAGCTAGATTCTTTCCTTCACCAACAGCATCTTCAAAACCTAAGAACGCTTTAGGTACTCTTAAAGCTGTAAATAATTTTCTTTGTAAATATTCAATATCCGCTATCTGGTCAAGATTAGAAGCACCAGGTAGCGTGTCAATTGGACTTGGTGCGTCCTCACTTCTAACTGGAATAAAGAAATCTTGGTCATTAGCCAACTGATTATATTTAAGGTCTACCTGACCTGTTTGAGGGTCAACAATAGGTGTACGCTTAAATCTATTAGCGATTTCGTCTACGTATGCTGGTACATCCTCATCATCTATATTACCCACGAATATTTTATATACTCTTCTCTCTGGAGCCCTAGTAATTCTATATATTAACATAGCATCTTCAGATAGTATTAATTGTTTCCAAATCCTTCTAGCTTTCTCAAGTATAGATGTACCGTATGGTAACCTTCTATCATCACCAAGAAGTCTGAAGTGTGCTATCTGCCAAGAATTAAATTCCATATCTCTTCCTCTCCAAAAGAATTTAACTTTAGAATCAGATTCTTCTTCACCATTAACACTATTATTATTAGTAGCTAAACCTTTAAATATATCACCTTCTCTTCTTTCTATTTCAAAGTTAGGCATTTGTCTGACACCAATTACACCAGCTCTATCGTCAATATTTAAAAAAACAAAGTTATCACCATATTTACATGTGTTTCTTGTCCACATAGGTAGTGAAGTGTGTATATCTAACCTATTAAAAAATAAATCTTCTAATATGGTTTTAACTCTATCTGAATCAGAATAAACATTTAAAACCCTACCCTTTTCATTTATTGTCGTAGATTCTTCCATCATAATATCTAACGCAGCAGATATTTCTGGATAGAACTCCATAGATTCAAAATCACTATACGAACCTATACGGGTTGTTTCATAATGAATGGATTGTCTAAATAACTCACCATCAACCTTTCTCCACATACCACCAAGGTATTTGTTTTGTTGTGCTTGTAATTTAGCATATTCATACTCTTGTTTATCTTGTGTTTTTAATAAAACATCATTACCAATAGAATATCTATTAGTTTTATCTTTCGGTACATTTATACCATCTGGACTGAAAATATTATTCAGTCTTTGGAATACCGTTAACTTTTGTTTAGCCATAACTCTTATTTTATTTAATTATACTAAAAATTTTTAAAAATTAAATGTTTATTCTACATAACCACACTGTACATAAGCTTGTCTGTGAGTTTCACCGTCAATTAGTACAACAACATAGCTATAATTTGATATAAAATCGTTACCTTGGGACCCATTTGGAGTCACACAAAAATATTTTTTACCAGTTGTACTTGCTTTAGGTTTTTTTTTAACCGATGTGTCTGGTGACCACTTATATAGTCGCGTAGGTCTTTCACCTCTTTTACTTCCAATAAATACTTTTGGTCCTAATCCCATAATTCTTAGTTTTTTTACTTAGTGCCACTAAACAACCATAAATAATCACCATTAGGGTCTTGCATGTTCTTAGACACTTTTGGGTCAAACTTAGGTTTGGGTAGTGATTTTTTATTTCTTTGGTTTGATGGTACAAACCCAGTGTTATAATTATCTTTATTTTGTGTGGACCCGCCAACAGACCAGCTATTAAGCATAGCCTTAGATTGCTTCTCCATCTTTTCTAATTTCTTAAATGAATGTTCCAATACCCAAAGAGGCATCGCAAAAGCCATTAATAAATCATCATGATAACCATCCATATGGTCTGGCTTACCGTTTTTATAAACAAACGTCTTCATTTCAGACGTAGTTCTTCTAGACCTAATCTTAACACCATTACTTCTAATCATAAACTCTAAGTGGTCAAGCATTGGTGACCTAACTCCGTTAATATTAAAACCTGGTGTTTGATTATTCTTAACATGTAAATCCAACTGTGCTTTTTTACTGTTAAGTATTTTACCTTTAGGTTCATCATAATGTAAATGTTTATAGTTTAGTTCAAGTAACTTCAATACAGTTGAGACACCCATACCACCAGTAATATCTACCACAGTATAAGCCTTATATAAATTACCATACTCATAAACAAATTCAGCTAATTTATCAGGTCTTACTTTACCTTGAAATTCCATAACTTGCGTCATAGTGGTGAAATCTATAATAACCATTGTTGATAAATCTTCTCCATCACCCCTGGCAACATCAACACCTAAAATATATTTATGCCCTTCTTCTGGTTTCTCCCAAATCCAGAATTCTTTTTCTCTACCATCAACCCAAATAGGGTCTTTAACATTATTTTCTTCATGGAATGTAATATCCTCATCGTTAATAACGTTACCACCAGAACCCAAGAATGATACATCTAATTCTTGTGCTATTTTCCTAGAGTTATTATTAAGAGTTTGACACATACCCTCATACCAACTAGAAGTAGGTTTATAACCACTCTTTAACTTATCTTCATACTTTCCAACAATAAATTCAAATTCTTCTATCTCTTCAATAACATCACCCTGTTCATTTCTCTTAATCCACCTTAAATCCTTATTATATCTAGGGTCTTCATACCATCTCATTTCAATAACATTATAAGTATTTTTACCTATTTTAGATTGTTCATATGTTTTATAATAAAGAGGGTCCATACCGTTAGGTGTAGAAATAAGCATTACCTTACCCCCAGTAGCACAAGACGACATAGCTGCTGCATATACAGCGTCACCATTATCAATAAACGCAGCCTCATCAAACACCAGGTAAGAAGGTGTATACCCCCTAAGAGCGTCTTCAGAAGTTGCTACAGCAATAATCTGAGTACCATTAGGTAATTCAAGCTCAATCTTAGAATCTGTAACAAATATACTTCTTTTTTCATTCTCATCAGAACCATAATAATCTGGCCCCCAAGCCCACCTAGGTACTTGAGCTAAATAATCCTTAATACCTCTAACAAACTTTTGGGCTAGTTTTAATTTGTTGGCAATTACTAGAATTGTCTCTGGACTATCTGGGTCACAAAATGCGGCTTTTATAGCCATATAAGCTTGAGTCGTTGTAGATATACCAGCTTGTCTTGGTTTTGTCACTAGATTAAACCTATGCTTCTCATAAGAGTTAACAATTTCTTTTTGTCTAGTAAATAACCTGAAAGGTACAAAACCACCTTGAGTTAAATCCTTAGTCTCTAGATATGACTCTATAGCATGGACTGGGTTTTGTATACATTTAATATATTCAGTAAGTATTTCTGTATTAGTAAGCATATTTATACGTTTATTCTATTATATAAATATGTCAATACATGTAAAAACAAAAAAAGTCGCATATGCGACTTCTTCTATTGGTTTGATTAGGTTATATTAAAATAAATCATCGATTTCAAAAAGACTATCACCCATAGCTTCATTGTAACCATCTTCTTGCATTTCCCTCTTTATTTCGTTAATCATTTCAGAGATTATTGTTTTACCTCTTTTGGTTTTACCTAAAACCTCTTTCATAATAGAATTAAATTCTTTTGGTGGTAATGCAGCCATATCAGCATATACATGATGTTTTAAATTAAAATCATCAGCTGGTATTGTATCACAAAATCTTCTCCACATTGGGGTACCGAACCTCATATCATCTGGTTCAGCCTTAACAAAATCAGCCTTACCTATAACATATTCAGCGATATTTTCTTGTGTTGGTAATCCATGTGCTGATAACACTTCCATAACACCCTTATATAATTCATGAACTAATACTGGGAAAACCATAGCTTCAGCCTTAATAACTGGTTTTGAAACACCTTCTTCAGTGTCTTGGTAGTTACAATCACATTTACCAGCATTAACCCCTAAATCCATATCTGGAATTACAAAATACATATAATCAGCAGCCGACATCATTTTCTTATAATTTCCTGGTAATCTAGGGTTCATATCTGTTAATTGTTCGTGAACCATATGAAACATGTGGTTAACACTCTTAGCTGCCCCCTGTGTCATTGCATTAAGAACTCTTCTCTTCTTAACATATTCGTTAGCAACAACCTTTTCATCATTATCATTAAACTCTTCATCTAAACTTTCCATAGGTGCATCAATAGTACCTTCCCTATTAATACCAGAAGTAACTAACTTAGCATCAAACTCAACAGCACCCTCTGGAATATCAAACTCCTCCATAATCATTTCAACTGCTAATTTCTCAAGATTTTCTTTATGTTCTTCTTCCATAGCCATTGCACCCATAACCAAAGGCATTTGTTCTTTCATGATAACAGACTCATCAACGTTATCCATATCAAAAGCCTCTCTACACTTCATCACAACTTCTTTAAATCTTTCACGAATTAACTTCATCTCTGTAGTAATTATGTCACCCTCTGGCATAACACCACATTCAGCTAAAGAATGTCTACCTTCTCTTATCCTATCCTCAAGTTCTGGATGCATTCTTTCAGTAACACCTTCCTCATAAAAAAGATTTTCATTAATAACCCCTTTATTTTCTTTTCTATTTTCTTCTAAAGCTTTTTTAGCTAAGTCTCTGTATTTACTCATTTCTTAAATTTTTAACACTAATTGTTTTTATAACTTTCTTTTTTTTTGTTGTATTTCTTTTAACACTTTCGGTTAACTCATCTTTAGTCATTTTAGGTCTAGCACTCTCACTTAATTCTGAGACAGTCATACCTCTATTAAATATTTCTCTATTCAATTCTTTAATATCAAACCTAAGCTCCTTAACCATTTCATGATTATTTTTATCTAAATAATAATTTAGTGCATCTGAAAGAATTTTAACTTGCATACGTAAATCAATATCGGTACCACTAGTATCAGCCACACTATCAACCTCATTCATTGAATCTTCGTCATTACTATCAACATAACTCTTTGTAACCACCTTTGTTGCAATTTCTTTAGACTCATCATCAGGTATACCCATGTTACGTAACTCATCACTGGTTTGGTACACCATACCTTTAATAGCGTTTAACTCATCTTCAGTTTTTTTTAAATTTTCACCAATACTTTTTTTCTTAATTCTCATCACTTACATTTTTAACTGTAACGTTATATTCTAGAACCAAATCATGTGCATATAATTTATCTTCTACATCCTTAATAGAATCACCAAAATGGAAGGCAACTCTATTTTCTGGGTAATCATCATAATCCTCCATATCTTCCCAAGCTAATGAAATAACACCATCAACGGCATCCCAAACAGCAAACTCAGAACTATTTTGAACTAATTTAAATTTTAATTCATCAGATACTAACTTACCAACCTTTTTAACAAAACCACTATTAGGTGGTGCTGGTCTACCAGAAGCTGGATAAGCATCCCAATCATCACCATCTACATTTTCAGTTGTATCTGAAAATAAGAATTCATAAAGATGTTTTCCAGTCCAATCTTCACCAATCTTATTAACATATATTAAATATAATTCTTCCATTACTCAATATCATTATTTACTTCCATCTTAGGGTTTGGTTTAACCGATGGTTTAGTTTCCCATATTCTTCTCCTTCTTGGTGATGGAGACTTCTCTCTCTCTGGAACAACAGTTGGTTCTTCCCTAACTGGAGCTGGTCTAGTTGTTTCATGTAAATCGTGCAATATAATATCTCTCATATTAATGTTTTCTTCAAATATAAGATTTTTTTCTGAATTATCCAAATCTTCGGTAATATCAGACACTTTTTTATTACTCCACATCTTACAAGACCAATAACCAGCAGTTGTCTTATCCTTCTTTTCAGAACACTTATGTCTAGCTCTAAAAGATTTCTTAGCTTCAGCGTTATCTCTTCTGATTTCCATATTAGGGTCACCAAATTGTACCCTAATAACATTACCCTTATCATTTTTAACGTGAACCTTATATTTCTTTTTACAAGTACTGTCATTTGAACATGATTGTGGTTTATTAAGCGTAACCTTTTTACCCTTATATTCAGCTTCGTTTAACGCTTCATTAGTTTTCTTTCTACAAGAACCCTTTTCACCCTCTTTAGTTCCAGGCACTCTCTCATACCCATCCCAACAAGGATTACCACCTTCATTTGTTAAAAAATCAGCAACTTCTTCAGCATCATCAGCTGATGTTGATATATGGTCGTCAGCCCACTTATGCCCTTTAAGTTTTTCATCACGAACATCTGTAGGTATAGCTAACATATCCTCAGCGTCCTGTTTAATGTTTCTAAGGTTTATTGTAAAAACATCTTCCTCTTTAGTTAATAAAGCCGAATGGATACCTGGAATCATTTCAGATATTTCTTCATCATCCCCAAAACCAAGGTCATCACCCATAGGTTCCTCACCTTTAGGTTCATCATCCTTAGGTTCTTCAGAATCCATATCTAAATCCTTATCAATATCATCATTCTCATCACCAGCACCAGACATCTTAACTTTCTTAATAATATCCTTTTGGTCCTCTTCGTCCATTTCAGCTGTATGAGTAGCAGATATTACACTATTAATAGCGTATTTCTCTAAATCAAAATCTGGTTCACCTCTCTCATCATTATACTTCCTAAGAGATGTACCTAATTTACCAGCAAGTTGTTGTATGAATTTTTCTGGGTCTTCATCTTCATCAACCTCAATACCAGCATCGAATGGCTCATCATCGAATGGCTTCTCATTACCACCCTTACCTTCTTTTTCATCACTGAAAGATAAATCAACTTCTTCATCACCTTCAGCATCAGCGAAAGCATCTAATGACTCCTCATCATCAGAAACAGAAGAAGCTGGCTCGCTCGGTGCGTCCAGCTTCAACTTATATTTAGTCTCTTCTTCTAGATTATCCTGTTCTAATTCAACAGTTTCATCGGAAAACTCGATTGGTTTCTTACCATCGAATCTCATCTCATTTAGAGATGAATCACTACTCTTTAATCTTTTTTTTTTAAAGCTTCTATCATGATAGCTCTTTCAGTTTCACCAAGAGATTCAAGGATTTCATCAACCTTATTATCTTCTGTAGCAAGAGAATCAATAACATTATCCATTTCTTGGATAGCCCTAGAAATTGAAAAACCTTTTTTAGGTTCTTCTTCAATAACTTCTTCACCAGTAATCATTGAATCGATAGCCTTTTCAGTTTCACTTAACTTAACTTTCTCTATATCTTTTTCAGCAGTAGAATCAGCAACGTTATCACCGAAACCATCATCTTCTTTACCTTCTTTAGAATCGTACTTTAATTCAGTACCTTTCTTATCAACTACATATTCAGCACCATCACCAATACCCTTATCAGCAGATAATTTCATATCAGCTTTAAGTGGGTGATGCTCTGTAAGTAAGTTATCATCTTCAAATACATTTACTTGACCAGACTTACCAATAGCCTCATTAAGACTCATAAACTTAAGGTTTAATTGCTTAATAGCTTTAGCGTAAGATGGATAAGATTTATCCTTCTTGTTTTGTAACCCACCAATGTAATTAAAATCTTCAGTTACAAGATTATTTTTATTTTCAGATACTTTAATATAGTATTCATGATTTTCCCTTATGACTGCATAAACCTTACCATCTGGACCTTCTTTAGTTAGTTCAACAACAGAACCCTTAACGTCTTCGTTAATTGATGTAGAACCCATAAGTTCTTTCATTCTGTTTATCACTTTTTTTCCTTTTAAACCAGTTGGTTTTATAATGTTTCTATTTTTCATCTTAATTAACTTTATTAATAAATATTATCTTTTTTTGCAAAGTTATTATGGGTTAGGATAATGACTAAGCGTTTGTGGCCCATTAATAACGTTTATTGGCGAACCAATAACGTAAATATTTGCACCACTTATAGTTTTAACCAATATATCTATTGTTGACCCACCAATCATATTAACTGTGGTCCCATTTATAACAGCAGCTCCAGTTGCCCCAGCATAAACCTGGTTATATGTGTATTTTGTAAAATCAGCATCAGCTGCTAAATCTATTACTGTGTAAACTCCACTTTTTAAAGGCATAACTATATTTTTTTTTACTACGGATTAGGGTAACCGTTAAGTGTTGTACTACCGTTAACAACATCTATTTTATCTCCTAACACGTATACGTTATTTGTGTCAGCACTAATACTACTAATATTAAAGTCTAACTGAGTTGTGGCTACTAAAAAAACTTCTTCACCATTTATAATAGCATTTGAGTCTGTGCTAGAATATATTATAGTATATTTGTGTGCATTAAAATCAGCATTGTCCCAACGCTTAATTACTGAAGTTATTCTCCTATTTATTGCCATAATTTAAATTATTTTGTTTTATTATAAATATGTTGATAAAATAAAAAAAAGCCATTTAATTTGGGTTTAGCTAATATTTAACGCTAAGACCATTTTATAATTCCAATAATATCTATAATTACCCACACCAAATTCATAAAGAATAAACTCCAATCCTTATCTCTATATAAAATAAAAGACATTGTTATATGACCAATCAAAAATAAATAATAACTAGTAACAATTTCGGTAACCCTTAAAGATATGGTGAGTGCTGCTATAATGGTTAATATAACACTTAACCATTTAATTAAATTATGTCTATTTAATTTCATCTAATATTTTAATATTTTTAATACCAATTTCCCTTGATATTTGATTTAAAAAACTCTCTATGTTTAATTCACCAGAAATTATTTCATATTGAGGTTTAACCCAATCAACCAAGCCATCACCAAGCCTTTGAGTTGGCAATTCTCTTTCGTATTCGAATCTAACAATCATAAATTATTTATTTGGGAATTTTTTGTCTATCTTATCTATTAAATAACCAACCACTAAAAACGCACAGATTAATAATAATTTTTCAATAAACACTTCACTCATAGATATAAGTATCAGTTTAATTATTTTTTTTGTTCAATAAACTTTAAATAATCTTTAGACGAATCCTCTTGAGCTTTTATGGATTTAATTATTTCCCTAAACTTGATTAAAAAATCGACATTTTTACTTTCACCATACACTTCTATAATTCTATTATGTATCCAATCTAAATGTTCTGAGTGTTTATTCATAACTACTTACCTTTTTTATCTTTATCAGATATAACCAAATTAGCTTTATCACCCACATGTGATAATATTACCTCTTTAACCGATTCTACATCTTCCCATACAATACTATGTTCTGAGTCTGGATTATATTCCCCCTCAACAGCGTATGTGAATATAGTGTTAGGTTCTAGTGTTAGATACCCATGTGCGTATTCACTACTAACATAAAGTGGGTCAGTGGTTTCATCTAAAAGATAAAACTCTACCTTGCCTGTTGATAAACTAACAAGAATATCCAAAACCTTACCTTGTATAACCTTAACTGTTTTCGCTTGTGATGGATTTGTTTGATAATGTAGCCCCCTAAATGTGTGCATGTAGGTATTGGTAACAACATTTACTTGGTCACATTTATTCGCATTAAATAAAACAAAATCACCTCTGTTATCTGTAAACTTTTTTATCATCTTTGTTTTGTTAGTTTAACATAGTTAGTCATACCAAATATGGTTTTACATCTTTTATAATAATCTAACATTTCTTGTGTTATTTCTATTACATCACCATTAGATAATA